CCCCCCCTCCCCCTTGACTAGCAAGGAGACTTAAGCCTGCCGCAATAATAGCCACTCCAGCACCGATTCCGACTGCTGCAATACCAATCGCTCCGCCAAGAGCAAGGATATTCCCAATCCCAGCCGTTCTCAAAGCCAATCCAAATGCTCGGATGACCGGAGCCAATCCAGAAAGAGCAATTTTGATACCTTCACCAATTCCTGTCGCAGCCGTTTCGATTGCTGTTCCTGTTGTTTTGATTAGAGTTGAGATTGATTTGAAGATTTGAGCGATTGCGCTTTTTGAATTCGTCACGCTTCCTACAACTTCGTCAGTGCTTTCTTTAGCGCCTTTTGAAAACCATTTGAACGGATTGAAACTCTTCAAGAAATTAAATGCTTTGAACGCAATCAAAGCACCGCCAATCCCTGTAATTAAACCTCTCCAAACATCTCCGTCGATTGACTGTGACAGTTTGGAGATCCAGCTTACAATTATTGAAATAGCATTTACAACGTGGCCAGCTGCGGCCCCTACAATATCCCACGGGATAGCATCGCCTAACTTTTCAGCAAGGTCTAAAGCCGCATCCGTCAAGTCTTTAAATGCTTGATAGGCGTTCTTGATTGCTCCTGTTTCAGAGAGGGCTTCTAGTGCAAACTGAAAGGCCATAGCCATATTCTGGATGATGACGTTAACTGTTTGAATGACATTCCCAACCCCTTGAATAACATTGCCAAACCCATTGGATTCGCTTGTCAGTTCTTCAAAAAGAGACTGGATTGTGACAACTACATCTCTAAATGTATCCTTGATTGTGTCAAAAATGCTTTCATCGACTCCAAGACCAGTGAATAATGATCTAAAACCTTCCTCAACTTTCGGCCCTGCTTCAGCCATTGCTACTTCAATAGCTTGAGGGAGCTGACGCATGATATTTCCAACCATTGGCACGAAATTGCCAAGAAGAAAAGTCGAGGTACTAGATATTAGAGTCTTTAAAGCGGGTCCGACATCCTCACCAAGCGAAAGATTGGCTAAAAAGTTGGATGCTGATGCCTTCATTGCAGCAAATGAACCACTGAAAGTAGTTTCAGCCTCTTTCGCAGCAACTCCAGCCACTCCCAAGTCTTTTTGGACAAGATCAATAGCCTCTACAATATCTGCAAAGTTATTGATGTTGAACTTCTTGCCCATTGCACCTTCAAGCTTGCTAGCATCATTGAGGAGCCGTTGCATTTCTTGTTGAGTACCACCATACACGGTACGTATTCGCTATGATTCGCTAGATCATAACCGTCTTTTTAAGACTGCTCTATGTCACCATAGAGATTAGACTATCTCTTATGCATTAAATGCACCCTAGCGCTTCGGTTCGCTTAAACCTACTCTACTCCATTAAAAAAACTGATGTTTTTTCTGTTTCGATAGTCGTTACACTTTCAAGATTAAATCTTGCTTAGCACGATATTGTCTAAGCTGCTTTGCTTAGAGTTTCATCGTTTTCACTAGGTTTACCCTCGGCTATGGCTTTTCTACCGAGCTTTAAATTATCAAGCATGGTGTAATTCCCCTTGGCAAATCCTTGATAAGCCATTTGGATTGAACCGATGTCAGTACCCATTTTAGCCGAGTTATCAGCCATAGCCATGATTGCCTTGTTCGCTGACTCAGCAGCTTTCACGGCATCACCACCAAGCGCTTTTTTCAAGCTTGCGCCAAAAGAAACTGCCTGCTCTGCATATGTGTTAGCTGAAATACCAGCTGAAGCCGCAGCAGTAGCATATTGCTTCATGGTATCTTCCGCTCCCTGGTAGAGCGTATCGATACCACCAAAGGACTGTTGGAGTTTTGCACCTTCGTCCAAAGCTGTAGAAAATACACCTTTAACAGCACTGCCTAAGGACTGAATCCCTGAAATCAGAGCACCGCTAACGATGTTAGCGCCTAAAACCGACTTAAAGACCGAGCCTAATTGTGCACCGCTTTCGGATAATCCTCCAACCATGCCTTTTAACCGAGCGACTCCTGACTGAGCCTTGTCGCCATCCATATCAACTTGAATGACGACCTTACCATCTGCCATCTTGCTACCTCCTTTCTATTCCATGTCGTAATCATCTTCATCATCTTCATCATCATACTCATCAGAATAAGGCAATGCATACTCTTTCTTTAACTTCATCATTTCATCGATGTAAGCCTGAGAGTCGCCCTTTCGTGGCTTGTACTTCCTAATTTTGATGACTTCAACGAATTTAGTGCCTTCTGGCAACCCTGACAACAATGCATTAAACTTCTTCCAGTGCAACTTCCCTCTTTCTTCAAGCAAATCAATGCCGTAAGCTTGCATGAAGCTTGCGTATATAAAATCACCATCTAAAGAAATGTCATATACAGGCGGTTCTTTGCTTTGAGTAGAAGGTTCTTTTTGCATCACGTTGCCGGCCAAGTCGTACTCAACCGATACATCTTTCAGTGATTTTAACTGGATGTGTTCCTCGAAAACCCGTTGAAAGATATTCATAGCATCTTCAATCGAGAACGACCCAAAGCTATCTCCTGTAAGCATTTTTAGAGCAAAGAAAGGCTTAACTTGTTCTGGCACCTCTTCATCACACCACATTTCAAAGAGTCTGATGATGTTATCAAAGGACATATTGAGAGAGTAGATCTTATCACCTATAACCAACTCATCTGTTAATTTTCGTGATAGATCTAGCATCATTAACCCTCTAAATATTTCTTGAACGCTTCTTCTGAATTGCGCTCTTTATATTCTTTCTGAATCCCAAGAATAGCCTGCATCAGATAGTTAAAGGCAATAGTTGTATCCTCGTCTGCGAATTTATAGACTTTTTCAAATGCATTATCCCCAAATAATTGAGTCCAGCCATTTTCTACAAGTTCTTTGGCTTTTTCTGCGATTTTCTCGTCGGAAAGTTTTTCAATTTTCTTCCAGTTCTTTGCTAAGCCTTCACGGAACTTATCAAGTTCCTTCACGCCCTTGTCATTTGCAATGTATTCCAGCTGAAATTCTCCGAAATCAATAGGAATGATGTTACTAGCTTTTTTAATGACTACCATGTTTTATACTCCTTTTCAAAAATAAAAAGGCGTGAAATATCACGCCTTAGACTATCCTGGTACTACAGCAGATTTTTTAGGTTTGCGAGCCCACGTAACTTTGAATTTGATCGTTTCAAGTTCAGACGCTTCACCATCTCCAATTTCAATTTCAGAAAGACGGGCCAAACCCTCTTTTTGAGTTTTGCCATCAGACGAAACTTCTTTGTACCAAACAACGAGATCATCACCGACCTCATCTTCTTTGTCAGCGACAAAGTTTTGAGCTTTGTCTGAGTAATCACGATGACCTTCAAATGTGCGTCCTCGCGTTTTAGAGATCACCATTTCTTCCTTGGTACCGTCACCGTCAAAGTATGCAGAGTCGTCTGTTTCTTCGTTGTTTTCTGGTGAAGATGACTTCAGACCTTTAGCAAGCCAAAGATAATCTTCTGCTGTTGGTGGGGTGTCTGGAGTAGCTTCTTTGTAAGGTCCGATGTAGTGTTTTCGTAGTGCGTTTTTATTTTTTGGCATTATTCTTTCCTTTCGATTTCAAGATTTGCTGTCACGTCCAGCAAATAAGTGTAAAAGCCTTGTTCATCTAAATCGTTTAAGTACGGTTTCTTGACTTCAAGGCCTAAATAGTTATATGAATTGTTTTTGCTCGGTAATTCCAAGCCAATTTTTGATAAGGCAGTGTTAATCTGCCATAGTGTAGTATCAATTAATTTCTGGTCTTTTGACTTGATTGCAATCTCAAAAGGTAGGTCCACAATCTGCGTCCCTGCCATGTCCTCATCCACCACATCTCCGCCAGGGAGAGGATAGACGACCAATCCCTCTTTCTCGTCTAAATAGCCGTGTTTTGAAGGGATTTTGGTTTGAACACTTTTGATATGCTCCAGCAAGACCTCTGAAAAGTCATTTTCGTGCATTATTTAACTCCCATTGCTTTAGCTCCTACCTCCGCCCAATTCTTAGCATATAGAGCCGAGGCTTTTTTATCCCACCTTGGACCAGTTCCAGGCGTTGGTTTTTGGCTCAGCAACTTATCTTTATTTGCAAAGAAAAATCTTCTTTGCTTTTCTGAAAAGAAACCTTTCCGCTTCTTGCCATAGTAAAGCAATCTAGCGTAGGGCGTCGCATAGACAATCGAACCTTGTCGAACATGTCCGCTAGACCTCAATATCCCTTTTCTTTTTGGAACAAAGGGCTCCATGTCAAGCATTGCCTGGTTAGCAATAGCTAGTTGTCCTTTTGCAAAATTCTCTGGAGATACTTTCTTCTCGACACCTTTTAAGTCAATCTTTACACTAGCCCCACCCATCAAATCACCTCAATTTCATAAGCTAAAAGCCTACCTGTCAAAGGGTGATACTGTGGAATGATGTTTTTAACAACGTAGCTGACTCCGTTCTCTTCGACAGTGCCACCGATGAAGCTCTTATCGAGCGACACAGGGCAGTATTGATGATACACAATCACGGTTGAGGAATTGTACTCACTACGATGATTACCACTCCCAGAATGAGAGAAAGACCTATCGAATTTACAAGGGGATAATAAAAGGGGCTCAGAATAGGCTTCTTTCCCCCAATCATCCTCTCCGATTGACTTCTTGATAGTCACAGAATCAGGTAGCATTCTTTTATCTATCATAATCAACCCTCATAAAGCCAAAACCAGCCATTCTAAGCCAGTTTTCCGTGTCCTTGGATAAATTGTACCGCTCAGCCACAGAAAGCGAGCCTGAGCCGTTCTGTGAGCCTGTACGATAGCTAACCGACGTCCGTCCGACTGACATGCTGGCAATAGATTGCTTGTCCTCTGCCGTCATGACTCCTGAACTGTCTAAATAAGCTATCTGATAAGCCGTAGCTCGTTTAACTGCCTTCTTGCGAGCTGTATTGTCGCTATCAAAGCTATTTAGAGAATAGAAATCTCTAGTATAAGCATCGATAGCGAGTTCTGCTCGTTTTAAAAGCTTGTCAAAGTCGCCCTCGACCTCAAATCCGAGCTTCTCGAACTCCTCTTTAGTTAAGTAAGCCATCTAATCACCTCCTTAAAAGGTGGATGTCCCCACATCAACTAGATCTTGCTTAGGCTCTTCAACGAGTTCAAAGCAATCTTCACCAATCACCTCATTAAACAGGCCATTGATTCGATTAGCTTCGTCTTGATCTAGCTCGTATTCTTGCCCTTTGTCAAAATGACGGTCAGACTTAGCTAGATAAGCGTTCAATTTTGCTTTAAATTTGGCCATTTAACACCTCCAATAGTTCATCTTTGGTCTTGTTTGAATAGCCCTCAAACCCTCGCTCTTTAGCAAGAGCTTTCAACTCTGCCAAAGTCATGTCCGAAAGTGAATGAGTAGCCAAAATCTCTGAGATTTGGCCATCTTCAATCACTTCTTCAAATCCATCAGCGATTAGCTGAGCTTCAAGCAAGCTGCCTTCCTGCACGGTGTAGACTTGGTTTCCTTTTTCGTACTTACGCATTTTCTACCTCCTTATTAAGCAGATTTGTGAGAAACATAGACCCCGTCTGTCTTGCTTTGCAAGACGAAAAGATCATGATAGAGACGGTTTTGGTACAAGTATCCGTCACCTTCTGTATGTTGACCAGGTGCGAAAAGATAGATAGAGTTAAATTTAGCTTTTGCAATTACTGCAGGCTTAGCAACGATCAAGAAGTTAATGTCTTTACCGTCTGCAGCCTTAACAAATCCAGTAGTGAAATCAAATTTAGTTTTGAAGCGTGCATCGTCCCAAACTTCGATAAGCTGAACTCCATCAAGTGAAGTGACACGAGTGTCGATGCCTTGAGGTGATGTAGTAGCGATTGAGCGTGTGAACTCTTTAGAACGTTCCAAGAAGTCCATCACTTCGCTAGAAACATACATAACGATGTTTTGAGCGCCGTATTTACGGACTGGCAAAAGAGCAGCTTTCAATTTTGTGTAGATGTTCACTTCTGACAGGTCATCTTCAGACTTGAAGTGGCTGTTTGTGATAGCTTCTGTAGCGATTTTAGAGAAGCGATAAGCATCTACTTCGGGAGTTGCGTGTTCTGTGATGAATGTGTTAGATACGTTAGCGGCTGAAAGTTCTTGGTTGGTTTCGTCAACGTCTGCAGCATCTACGAAGAACTCGACGTCACGGTCAAATCCGAGCGTATAAACTTTCTTGTCGTTTGATACTGTACCAGCATTATAGCCTTTAGAGCGAGTATGCGCTTTGTAGCCAGTCACTGAAATAGTCGGCAATTCGAACGACTTAGCGCCCAACCAGTTTACTTGTGGCGTTTCCAAAATACTTGTGAGTGCGCCTTGCATCAATTTCTTTTCAAAGGTGCCTTCGTGTTTAGTGATGTAGTTAATTGTCATTGATCATTCTCCTGTTAGTTGTTTAGTCCGAGAGCCTTTAAAAAGGCATCTTCTTGATTCGTTCCAGCCGTCGGACTTCCTCCGGCCGCCAATGTCGGCTTCCTCCCCTC